TCAGAACTCCTTCAGCGTAAATGACACCGTCCATAGCCCTTTCCGGGAAGTATCCTTCACCAGAGACGCCTTGTAACCTTCGATATACATTTCCGCCGTCTTCACCGCCAGCGTCTCCGTATCAAAATATCCCACCGTGATTTTTTCCTGCTGCTTAAACTCCGTCAAAATCTTCAGCCATTTTGCCGACACGGAAAACGTCACGGGGATGCTCACCACGCCTGCGCGCACCACATCCCGCTGCACCGTCCCAGCCTCCGTCTCCCCGCCGGAATCCGCTTCCACGTCATCCATCTGAACCTCATAGGAATCCGGCAGGGGGAGGGCTGTGCCGTCAAAAGTCAGATACTGTATAAATGCCATCGCTTATCTCCCTCCTGACCGCAGGTTCTGTCTTGCCTGCGCTGTAACTACCAGTTCATCCAAAAGCGTACCGCCCACATATACCGGGATCACGATGTTCCCCTGCGGACCGGAAAATCCCGCCAGGGCTTCCGATACCGCGGAAGAAATCCCGGAGATCAGGTCGGACATGTTCCCGCCGGATAAAGCGCCCTCGGCATAGCCATACTCTGACCCGTTCACTTTCGGAGAAATCACCATGTCCGAAGCCACATCCCGGACAGCTTTCTCCACCAGGTTCCGGTTCTTCTCAATCCCACTCGCCAGTCCCTTCATAAAGTCTGGCATCCAGGTCTCATAATCTGCCAGCGGCCCCTCATCCGGAGCCGAGAAATGCAGGAAAGAACGGATCCGGTCAGCCAGACCGGAAACGGTGTTGATCACACTCTGGATCATGCTGGAAATCCCGTTGATCAGCCCCTGGATGAAATCTTTCCCCCACTGGAACGCCTGCCCCGGCAGCCCGGTGATAAACCGGATGGCGGAAGAAAATCCATTGGAAACCACGGAATACAGACCGGAAAGGGCAGAGCCGATCCCGGAGACCATCCGCTGGAAGGCGGAAACCGCCGCTTCACGCAGCGCAGAGGCGATATTTACCACCGTGGTTTTGATTCCGTTCCAGACAGAAGACGCCGTCTGCTTCATGGCGGACCAAATCTGAGATGCAAACTGGGACAAAGCCGAAAGTACAGTTTCCACGCCCTGCTTCAGCCCCGAAGCCGCGGAAGTCACCACCTGACGGATTCCCGACCAGATCTGGGCGGCGGCATTCTTGATATTGTTCCAGATATTGGCCGCATCGGATGCAAGCTGGGAGAAATTTCCCGTCACCAGGTCGATCAGCAGAAGCACCGGAGCCAGAATCACATTTTTCAGCAGTTCAAAGGCACCGGAGGCAATCTGACAAATCCCCGACCAGATCCCCTGCAGGGTATTTTTCGCGTTCTCCCACAGAGAAGTAATCGTTGTAACCACCAGCTGGACAATAGGATTCTGCAGGATCGCGTTCCAGGTATCCGTGAAAAATGCGGATACCTGCGACCACAGGCCGCTCCACCAGTCCGGGATCGCAGAAAAAAAGCCGATGAAAATCTGGAACGCCGCCGGGATAGTCTCCGTAAAGAAAACCACCACCCCGTTCCATAACTCCATCAGCTTCTGGGATACCGCCTGCCACAGATTCCCGAACCACTCCGTGATCGCTCCCCAGTTTTTCACAATGGCGATGATTCCGGCAATGGCCGCCGCCACCCCAGCGATGATCCCGATCACCGGGAGCAGGGAAATGTTCAGCGCCCCAAAGGACACCGCCAGGGCCGCGATCACCGGCGTCAATGCAGTAAATGCCACAAGCAATGCGCCCAGGATGATGACAAAGTTCTGCACCGGCTCCGGCAGCATCCCGAATACCTCGCTCACTGCCGTAATAATGGCCACCAGAGGCGGCAGAACCACATTGGCCAACTCCACGATCTTTTCCCCAAGGGGAACCAGCGCCTGCTGCAGCTTCCTTGTATTGGCCTCCATCTCCTGCATGGGTGTCTGTGTCTGGCTGAACAGATTTTCCGCAGATCCGGCTACGCTGTCATATGTCTCTCCTACGGAAGTCAGGGAAGTAATAAACTTCAGGTTCCCATCCTCAGCCATGGTACCGAAGGCCTGCGCCGCCATGTTCAGAGCTTCCTGCTGGTTGGTGCAGCTGCCGATATCCGCCACAATGGAATCGATCACCTGCTTCTGGGTAGCCTCCCCGTTCTGCCATGCCAGGAACAGGGACTTGGTCTTCTGGGAATACAGGTCTATGGAATCCCCGATGGTCCCGTCCGCCAGACGGGTAGTCACCTCGTTGATGGCGTCATTGACCTTGTCCAGATTGTATGCCCCGCCCTGCAGGCCGTTCTGCAGAAGCTGGAAATACTCGGAAGCAGAATACCCCGCCTGCTCAAATTTTCCAGCGTACTCGGACAGATTGTCTCCTAACTCATTGGTCTTGTCCAGACCGTTCTGGGTACCCCGGACGATATAATCCATAGCTTCCTGGGCGGTCATGCCGTACTGCTTCATCAGAGAGTTGACACCCCGGAGGGTTTCATTCATATCAATCCCATACAGTTCTTCCAGAGTCAGCGCCTGCTTCGTCAGGTTGGTCAGGTCAGTATCTCCCAGATCTCCCAGGTTCTTCTTGACCATGATGACCGCTTCCGCCACTGCGTCCATGCTCTGGCCCACACCGGATCCATACACATTCTTCACAATCTCCGCGCTGGCTTCGGCTGCTGCTCCTGTCTCCCCGAAGTAGGCGTTCACCTTGGAAACCGCCGTCTCTGTCTCTGCGTAGGCATTCACCGCTTTATCACCCACATCCTGGATCTTATCCCCAACCACAGACAACTGGTCGGCGGCTTCCATCAGGGCTGCGCCTTTGGTGGCCTGGGCAATCTCCCCGATGTCATCCGCAGCGTCCTGGGCTGCGTCACCCACATCATTCAGATCGTTGATCAGGTTTCGGACAGCCTGCCCGTCATCCACCGTATCCAGGGCGGCGGTCAGCTGTTTGATATCCGCCTTCCCGCCGGTGACCGCCTTCCCGATCTTCTCCACAGCGGTTTTCAGCTGGTCAGAAGAAGCCGTCCCGTTCCGGATGGCCGTCACCAAACGGCTCCCCAGCACATAGGCATAATCATCCACACTGGATCCCGTAACCGCAAACAGCTTATTCAGACGCTCCGTATTGGCAGAAAGCCGTTCCTGCTCTGACTGCAGACCAGACAGATCCGCCTTATACCGATTCAGCGCACCTCTGGTCTCCTCCACCTCCCGCTGGAATGCCATGTACTGATCTTTTCCAAGATCCCCCCTCTCAAAGGCTTTCGCCACATCTTCCTGGGCCTGCTCCAGGGCTTCCAGCTTCTTTTCCGTATCCCCGATGGCCGACTGCAGAAGCTCCTGCTTCTGCGCCAGAAGAATGGTATTCGATGGATCCAGTTTCAAAAGGTTATTCACATCCCGAAGCTGGCTCTGGGTCTTCTTTATGGAATTGTTCACCGCGCTCAGCGACTTTTCCAGACCGCTGGTATCGCCGCCGATCTCTACCGTAATACCCTTGATCCGACCCGCCATGTGTCACCACCTCCTGAAAATAAACATAAAAAAGCCCGGATAAGTTCCGAGCATAAAAACAGCACCGATTATTTCTAACCGATGCTTTGAAATTAAAGTAATAATACTATTCACTCTTGTATTCAAATAAACTGCTGTAAGAAAACCTTATATCTCGCAGCTCATAATTAAAGAAATCAAATTTATGCCTATTCGTGGAGTAGTAAGTTTTTGCAGCTGCACTTAATTTACTGCATAGATTTACAATATTGACCTCCAGAACGCGTTTCTGCACCTTAAGTCCTTGTCCATAAGAAACACAGCTTGTTCCTCCGTCTGCAACATCGCTGATGGTGAGCCGGAATTCATCTACCTTGCATCGCTCTTCTTTTACTTTTCCCGCATCAATGTTTGGTGTTCCTTGATGAAACATTGAGTTTCTTAAATTATATATTAGTTCACCGCTGGAATAAGGCATGTCGCTGCCATAAGGATCCAATGGCTTTTCATACTTTCCTACATAGGTATCATACCATTTAATATACCGTACAGCAATTTTTTCTGTATCCGGATATTCCGCTTTACCGCAGATATCAGGTATTGACAACGCAAGCATCAGCGCCGCAATAAAGCATTCATTATCTATTGACCTCTTCATTTCATCTATAATTCGCATAAGCATATAATTATCCCCTTTTTACTATATAAATTTTTATGCCTTTGCTTCGGCTTGCTCGCAGCACCAATGTACTTTACTTTGGTCCAGTTTCATTGTCGTGACTTGCTTTTCTTGCAAACTGCAGATTGACAAATGAGTAACTTGATAAACAAACACCTTGCTATATTGATATGAATAATCTTTTTGTAATTCAGCAGCCCATGCGGCAAAATCCCTGATATCCGCATCGTCATATAAATCAAACATCGGCGCGTGAATAAACAAATAGGTTTTGTCCGTTTGGTAATCCCTTAATTTTCTAAGCTTTTCAGAAAACGCTTTTTTAAGCGGCTCAATGTTTACCCAAAAAGCTTCCCTCGGGCAGATTCCTGCAACAACTCCTTTATTCTCTAATACCCTATACCCTAACCGACCTAATTTGGATATTTTTACGGGAGAAATCTCACCCAGCTGTTTATTTTTTATCTGTTCAAAAATTCCTTCTGCATAGGCCTGATTCGCAATAAATGTCCTTGTAACTTCTATCCCGGTCTTATCTGACTGTTTTATATCAGGACGATCCGAAATAGTTAAATTGCAAAAATCCTGCGGCAAAAATTCTTCTAAAATATACTTTGCCAAATATTCATAATAATTTTTACTTCGTGAATGATTTTCCATCTGATCTCCCTGTTTGGCGACGCTTTTTGCTAAACGGCCTCTCTTTTTACTCTCTGAGTATAGCAAAAAAGAGAGGCCGCATCAATGAATATTCAGAACCTATCGAAGTCCTCCTGCGTTGCCACCACCGCATACTTATGCTCATCGTTCCGGCTCTCCACATACATATCATTCACCATCCCGATGGTCAGCAGATCCAGGTCCCGGATGGACAGCCCCAGCTGCACGCACCGCAGGAGGAACAGAGGTGTTGTCATTTCCCGGTCAGTCGGGCGAAGTTTTTTTTAGCCTGCACATCCGTCTGGGTGTTCAGCCCCCACAGTTCAATGATCTGGGGCAGCACCTGATAGATGGAAAAGGTGTTGAACCCATCCAGCCATTCCTCCGGCGTATCCGGGATGGACGGGTCAGCGTGCTTCGCCATCACATAGGCGATGTTCTCAAACATTTCCAGGGAAAACAGGTCCAGGTTGGAATTCTCCGGGTCATTCTTGTCAATCCCCTTTTCCAGATCCCGCAGATCCTTATAAATATCCCGGTGGAACCGCATCCGGTAGATCCGGGGGATAGCGGCGGAGGCCTTAAAAGCGACCTCCTGCCCGTCAATCATGATATTCCGTTTCATGCTCATAAGGTCTCCCCTCCTGTCTCATCATCTGTCCCCTGCTGGCCGGACTGCTGTGTCTCGGAGGTATCCGGCGTCACCTCCGGCAGATACACTGCTGTATACCATCCCGTATAGACCGTATCCGTGGTGCTGTCCCCGGTTCGGGCCTTCACATACCCATTAGCCAGGGGCGCCGCCGTAATGGCCAGCGTTTCCGTCTGTACCTCAATCTCTTCCTCATTGGTTGTAGACTCGATGTTAGGCCTTGCCGCCGAGCAGTTGTACAGCACATGGCGGATCTTCTTTACATCCCCGTCAAACTCAAAGAGCAGGGCAAAGTTCGCCGTCTCCACGTTGGCGCTCTCCACCAGCACGCTGTTGTCGTCCAAAGACTCCTTCAGCACATCCGTCCGGAAACTCTCCGGCACCATGGCCAGTTCCAGATCCCCCTCATAGCCCATATTGTTAGAGATTGTATAGTAGGCGTATCCATCCGCATAAAAGTTGGACGGCTCGCCGTTCGGCTCCAAAGACAAGGATACCGCTCCCGGCATAGCCACCGGCGTCCCAAAGGTCACCTCCCCGTCCTCATCCACTGTAATCAGCGCGTAATGCACGTTGCAGATATTAAATTTTACCTTATTCTTCTTCGCAGACATATCCTGCTCCCTCCATTTCTTTATCCGTCCTGCCCTGCGCTTTCCTCCCCTGACGGCATCTCAAACACATACAGGACTTCATACAGCTTTTCGCTGTCAATCCAGGTCTCCGATTTCTCATAAAAAATACCGCAGGCATCCAAAGCATCTTCCAGCTTTCTCTCCGCAGCTAAATCCTTCTGGTCCGTATATAATTCCACCCGCACCTCACTGATCCGGTAATAGACTTTCCCATCCGCGGAAAAGTTATCGCTCCCCGGCAGCAAGTAACAAAGAAACGGCGGATCCGGCGCTTCCCCTTCCGCAAAATGGTCATAGGCATAGGGAAAGCCGGCGCTTTTTAAAATTTCCAGAAGTTTATCCATCCCTCAGGCTCCTTTCGATCTCTTCTTCCAGCTGCCGGATCCCCTTCTCCTCCGCCGGGGCGATATGGGCTTTGCCCTCCACCCGTCCGCCGCCCCGCTTTGCATGGCCATACTCCAGCAGATGGGCCAGCTGGTAGCGGTTTTTGGAATGGACGGTCAATGTCAGGCTGGCGGAAGTTTCTTTCGTTTTCTTCACCGCCCAGCTTTTAGCGTAGTCCCCGGTATCCTTTGGGGCGTTGGCACGGATCTCCTTTTTTACCGTCTCCCCGGCATCCCTGACCGCCTGTTTCACATCCTCAGCAGCCAGATCCGCGTATTCCTCCAAAGTCTCCATAACAGCGTCCGCCAGTTCCCCGATCTGCACGGTCTGTCCCATGGTCACCGCCTCGCTTTCTCGCACCGGAACTTCAGCGCTTTCTTCTTATAGTTCATGTGGTCCACAGCTACGATGTTGTAAACCTCCCCTTGAAACAGGATACGGAAACCGTCCGCCGTCACCTCCGCCGCCCGTTTGCAGAAACGGACGGTAAAAGCAATGTCGGCTTCCGCCACCGTCAATCCGGCGGCTACCCTTTCCTGCCCGCTCTCTCCGCTGACCGTGGCATGGCAGGTATAATAATCCTCCCAGACATTCTTCCGGTTCCCAATAGAATCCGACACCACAGAATTCTTCTGGAAGGTCACTTTTACATTCAGAAGAGCAATCTCCATCAGAACGCCTCCTTCCGGCTGCCGAAGAGCAGGGCACGAAGCGTCAGGTTCAGGGCATGGTGGTCGGCTTCCTCCCGGTGTTCATACAAATATGCCGCGGTGAACATCACGGCTGTCTTCCCATTCTGAACCGATGCCAGTTCTTCCTCACTGTCCGTACGCAGGATATCCATGCACTGCCGTTCTGCCGAAGCTATGATAGTTTCAATTAAAGCATCATCGTCATCATCATCCACCCGGAGATAGTTTTTCATTTCCTGCAGCGTCACCATAGCCTTCACCTCCCGTCAGGCAGAGGGGTGTGAATCCGTCACACCCCTCTGAAGCTGTCCGCAGGCCATCAGCTGGAAGATCCTGATTTCTGCGCCAGCACCTTCACCGCCTCGGACAGCACCAGCTTTCCATCCACTCTCTGGGAGCCAAGGAAGCCCACCTGGCCGTTGGCGGCGTACAGTTCGTTCAGCCGCTTGAAGGAACGTCCCTGCCGGTCCGCGATCCAGTAATAGCTGAAATCGCCGAAGGCAATGGTCTTCGCCCCCGCCGCGATCACCGGCATATAGGCGGAGGTCTTCACCGGCCTGCCAAGCAGAGTGTCCGGCATACCGGCCATAAGGGACGGCTGCCAAAGGTACTGCCCCGTGGAATCCTTCAGCTTGCGCACCGCCTTGATGGTGGAGTCATTCAGCACCCATACCGCCTTCTTCCGGTAAGGGGATTTCAGGGAATAAAACAGGTCCATCAGCTCATCCGCCGTAATGGCTGTAGAGGAAGCCGCCGTCACCCCGGTCTCCGCTCCGCCTGTGGCAGCAAGAACGCCCAGAGGCTTCCCGGAGCCGTCCCCGGTAAAGAAGGCCTCTTCCTCCTTCGCCCCGATCCTTCTTGCAAACTCCTTCGCGATATAGGATTCCAGGTCAAAGACGCTGTCATTGAGAAGTTCCTCTGATACCTTGATCATGGTACCCACCTTATAAGCCCCGATGGATACCTGCCCGAAGGAATCATCGCTCTCTGTGTACGCCCCTTCCTCATCGATCCAGGACGCCGTCCCTTTGGTTGCCACCACCGGGATCTTCCGGTCGCCGCTGGAAGTACGGATCACGTTTGCCAGCTGGCGGAACACGTTTTCCTCTTCCAGGGCTTCCACCAGGGTACGCTCATACTCATCCGGCACCAGGTACCCGCCCTCGGAATCCGTCCCTTCCTCCAAAGCGTTGACCACGCCAGGAAGCGCCACCTTGGAGCGCATAGCGTTCCAGAAGTTTGTCCTGTATTCCTCCGAAGCGCGCCCGGTCTTTTCCTTTCCCGCGCCGCCGGATGCCGGACGTCCGGTCAGGGGCGTATTCACCGGCTGGGACAGTTCCCTCTCAAAGGCTTCCTGCCGCTCCATCCGGGCGATCTCTTTCCCCAGGTCCGTGATCTCCTGCTCCATCCGGGTATAGGCGGCGTCATCCTCCGCAGACAGCACACCTTTTTCATTCCTGTGGGAATCCAGAAACGCCTTCGCCGCCTCCCACGCCTTCGCCCTCTTTTCTCTCAGCTCTAAAATCGTCATGGTCATGTCCTCCTTCTAATTCTTCAATAAATTCAGCCGCTCGTAGAGACTGTCTACGCTGCGGCCCATCGGTTCAGTTTTCGGTTTTGTCCTGCACTTTGCCGTGATCTTATCCATTAAGGAATTGACTGCGGCGGCTTCGGAATAAAGCATGGATACCGCGGGCGGCTCCATGTCCTCCGGCAGTTCTGACCTTCCCAGAATCTCATCAGCAAAGCCAAGTTCCACCGCTTTCCCGGCATCCATCCAGGTCTCCGCGTCCATCATGTGGGACAGCTTCGCCCGGGACAGGCCGGTCTTGATCTCATAAGCGTTGATAATGGAATCCTTCACGCTTTCCAGCATCTCAATGGCCTTCCGCATCTCCCCGGAATCCCCCCAGGCGATGGTCGCCGGGTTATGGATCATCAGCATCCCCACCGGCGAAATCAATACCTTTGTGCCCGCCATGGCGATCACGCTTGCGGCAGATGCCGCGATCCCATCGATCTTTACCGTGACATTTCCCTTATAATCCATCAGCATGTTGTAAATCTGCGCCGCGGCCACGCAGTCCCCTCCGGGGCTGTTGATCCATACCGTAATATCGCCGCTCCCCGCCATCAGCTCCTCCTTAAAATGAGCCGGCGTGACTTCATCGTCATACCAGCTCTCTTCCGCGATCGTTCCATTCAGGAACAGCACCCTCTCAATCCTCTCCTCACCGGAATCCTGATCCCGGATCTTCCTGCTTTTCCAGTTCCAAAACTTCTTCATCAGATCTCTACTCCTTTCCCCGCAAAATCATCTGCCCCTGCAGGCATCCCCTGCTGGCCTGTTCCAAACAGCCCGGCATCCGCAAGCTTCGTCATGTTCCCGTTGATCAGGTACAGATCCCCGCCCTGCTCCGCCGGGATCCGGTCCAGGTTTTCCAGTTCCCGGATATCGTTGGCGCTCATCCAGCCGTTCTGCCTTGCCGTGGCATATCCGTTCATCCGGCTCTGGTAGTCCCCTCTGAGCAGTCCGTCCACATTGAACTTGATGAAATACTTTGATTTCTCTTCCCTGGACAGCAGCGAGCGCACCATGGACTGCTCCCACCGGGACACCCAGGGATCCAGGGTATATTTCACAAATTCCAGGGACTGCTGCTCGATGTTGTTGAAAGACGACTTTTCCAGATCCCCGATCATATGGGGCGGCACCCGGAAAATCCGGGCGATCTCATCCAGCTGGAACTTCCTGGTTTCCAGAAACTGCGCCTGCTCCGGCGAGATGGAAATGGGCGTGTACTTCATCCCTTCCTCCAGCACTGCCACCTTGTTGGCGTTCCCGCTTCCTCCGAAGGTCCTTTGCCAGCTTTCTCTCACCCGGCTGGGATCTTTAATCGTCCCCGGATGCTCCAGCACCCCGGAGGGCGCCGCGCCGTTGGCGAAAAACTTCGCCCCGTATTCCTCGCAGGCCATGGCCATGCCGATGGCGTTCTTCGCCATAGCAATGGGCGAATAACCCACCAGCCCGTCAAATCCCAGACCAGGGATATGCAGCACTTCATAAGGGGACAGCCGGACAATGGATCCCTTCATGGTAGGCGCGTCATCGGAATACAGGGTGTACTCGTAGTACAGCTGCCCCTTGTCATCCCGATCCACATACATCCGGTCCGCCATCAGGGGATATAAGGCCACCACCTCGCCCCTTCCGTTCCGGATGATCTGGGCGTAGGCATTGCCCCACAGAAGCAGGTGCGTCATCAGCGTCTCCCGGAACACGAAGGATGTCATCTCCGGGTTCGGCTCGTCATGGAGCAAAAAATAAAGCGGATGTTCCACCGCTTTCTCTTTCCCGCCATCATCGGTATATCTATAGAATTGTAATGGCAGGCTGGCCACCGCCTCCGACAGGATCCTCACGCAGGAGTACACCGCCGTCATCTGCATGGCCGTCCGTTCATTCACCCGCTTCCCGGATGTGCTCCCTCCCATAAAGAAGGCATAGCCGCTGCCGGATGTCCGGTCAGACGGCTTGTCACGAGAACGGAATAAACTGCTGAAAAATCCCATAACCGTCATCATCCTTTCTGAAAAATGACAAAAGAAAAGCACCTGCCTTTTCGACAGATGCTGTTCTCTGCTGTTCATACACTGCTGCTATTTTTTACAATAAGCCTGAATTGCCTTATCAGCAAACTCTGCTGTTCCGGTTCCGCCAATTTTATCAATGTTGACTGTCAAATCACCGCCGCCCGCATACATTGCTCCAAGACCCAGCAATATCTTATCCGTACAGGTATAAAAATGCTCTGTAATAAATTCCTGCAGTCTCTTTGCCAGACCAACTGCGGCCTCACCCTCCGGATCCTGCTCTTTTATCTTTCCAAACTCAGAAAAGATCTCCATCATCTGAACATTAAGCACATGCTGTTCCTCCTTGCTCCGTCCTACGGACTTCTTTTCATACTCTTTATAGGCATCGGTCTGTCCCCAAGATGCCTTTGCCTGCCTGACGTATTCATCAAACTTTCTTGTATCAAACGCCTCAAAGCTCATATGCTTCACTCCAATCATTTTGATTCCACGGGCAAGATCAATCAGATTCTGCAAGTGTTCTTTTCGGAGTTCCAACAACTGAATCTGCTGTTCCAAAACCCTGCCCCGGTCAAAATCGGGGCTGTCCAGAATAGCCTTGATTTCTTTCAGTGTAAACTGCAGTTCTTTGAATAAGAGTATCTGCTGCAGCCTTTCCAGTGCTGTATCGTCATACATGCGGTATCCCGCGTCCGTAACCTCTGTGGCCGGCAGAAGTCCAATCTTATCATAATGATGAAGAGCGCGGATACTTACTCCGGATATCTGGCTGACCTCATGTACTGTCATCATCCTGATCACCTCTTTCTCCTGTGGTAATCATAGCATAAACTATTACATAACGTCAGGGTCAATACCTTTTTCATAAACTATATGAACAAAATTCCCCGGCTGTCATAAACCGATGCCCTGGTATCATTCCCGCACCGGATTGCCCGGTCCAGCCCCATGATCGCCGCAATCGCTCCATCGATCTTCTCCGTGGACTTCTCCTTATCCGCCTTGATATTCCCCGCCGGATCGGTACGGATGAAGATGTTGTCCATCATCCACCGCAGCACCGGATGCCCGCCGTGGGCGATTCTCTGCTCCAATGTCAGCTTCATCAGCTCCTTGGTAGGCGGCGACATGTCCTTAAATCCCTGACCGAAGGGAACCACCGTGAATCCCATGCCTTCCAGGTTCTGGACCATCTGCACGGCGCCCCACCGGTCAAAAGCAATCTCCCGGATGTTGAACCGTTCCCCCAGACGCTCAATGAATTTCTCAATATATCCGTAATGCACCACATTCCCCTCCGTGGTCTGCAGGAAGCCCTGCCGTTCCCACACATCATACGGAACATGGTCCCTGCGCACCCGCAAGTCCAGCGTCTCTTCCGGAATCCAGAAATACGGGAGCAGCTGGAACTTATCTTCCTCATCCAGGGGCGGGAATACCAGGACAAATGCCGTGATGTCCGTGGTGGAGGAAAGATCCAGGCCGCCGTAGCAGACGCGCCCTTCCAGTTCCTCTTCGTTCACAGCAAAAGCGCATTGATCCCATTTCTCCATCGGCATCCAGCGCACCGCCTGCTTCACCCACTGGTTCAGCCTCAGCTGCCGGAAGGAATTCTCTTCCCCCGGATTCTGCTTCGCCGACTCGCAGGCCGCTTTCACCTTGTCCATCCCCACCGTGATGTCCAGAGACGGATTCGCCTTCTTCCAGACCTTCGGGTCAGTCCAGTCGTCACCCTCATCCGCCCCATAGATCACCGGATAAAAGGTCGGGTCGATCTTCCGGCCTTCCAGAATGTCCTTCGCCTTCTGATGCGTCTCATAACAGATAGAGTTGGTATCCGTCCCTGCTGTAGTGATCAGGAAATACAGAGGCTGCATCCTGGCATCGCCGGAACCCTTTGTCATAACATCGAACAGCTTCCGGTTCGTCTGGGTATGCAGCTCATCAAAGACAACTCCATGAATATTAAACCCATGCTTGCTGTAGGCCTCCGCAGACAGCACCTGATAAAAACTGTTGGTCGGCTGATAGATAATCCGTTTCTGGGAAGCCAGGATCTTTACCCGCCGGTTCAGCGCCGGGCACATCCGCACCATATCCGCCGCCACCTCAAAAACAATGGAGGCCTGCTGTCTGTCAGCGGCACAGCCATACACTTCCGCGCGTTCCTCCCCATCGCCGCAGCAGAGCAGAAGGGCTACCGCCGCAGCCAGTTCAGATTTGCCCTGTTTCTTGGGGATCTCAATGTATGCGGTATTAAACTGCCGATATCCATTTGGCTTCAGGATCCCGAACAGGTCCCGGATGATCTGCTCCTGCCAGTCAATCAGCTCAAATGGCTTTCCCGCCCAAGTCCCCTTGGTATGGCACAGACTCTCAATGAAAGCCACCGCGAAGTCTGCTGCTTCTTTGCAGTATTGGCTGTCCTTCGCCTTAAATTCCGTCGGCTTATATTTTTTCAGTTTCCGCATTCCCATATAAACCAACTCCTTACACGTATTTCAGCCACTGCCTGTACACCTCACTGGCAATGTTCGCCATCATTACCGGCGGCACACTCATCCCGCAGACATAATTGACTTCCTGATCCATGAAATCATAGTCTTCCGGAAACGTCTGAGTTGCCACATAATCATGGACGGAATACTTTTCCCCGTCACAGAACCTGGTTACAATCGCGCAGGCGGTATTGGTCGGCGCTACCCGGCTGTCTTCCACAATAGCATTGTTGAACATGGACAGTTTTCCGCGTTCCCTAAGGGAAATATCTGCGAAACAGGTATCCCCTTTCTTCCTTTTCGCCACCAGCTCCGTCATTAGCGCTTTCTGGTAGGGAATCCCATGTTCGCTCCGCACTTCTCCGAAGCGGATCGGCTTCTCATGGAAATCCAGCTTCAGCTTCGGCAGGTCCAGGTCATTGCGATGGGCAATAAAAAAGACACGTCTCCTCCTCTGCGGAACCCCCATGGTATGGGCGTCCAGCAGGAAGATCTGTGTCACATAGCCCGCCGCTTTAAAGGCTTTCAGCAGTTCATTCACATAGCCCCTGGCGTTGCCTTTCAGCAGGCCGGAAACATTTTCCGCGATCACTGCCTTAGGCTTTAAAATCTCCGCTGTCCGGATGAAATGCAGGAACAGATCATCCAGCCGCTGTTTCTTCTGCCCTTCCCGGAATGCCTTTTCCTTTCCCCATGCCTTCTCCCTGTCCCCGGCAGTGGAAAATACGGAACAGGGCGGCGACCCGTCCAGGATATCCAGATGTCTTAATTCCTCCGGGTAGACCTGCAGCTGATTGAATTCCCGGATATCCATCAGATACGGATATTTCGGATGATGGTTCCGTCTGTACAGCTTCATCATCTCCGGGTCAATCTCGCAGTTCCCCAGCACCGTATACCCGGCAAGCTTATATCCCATGGAAGAGCCTCCGCCGCAGGAAAAACAGCTGAATACCGTCCTTCCGTTCTTTGGAACGTCCTTCAGGTCATCCAGCCGCCATTTCCATGGGAACCTGTGGTCAGTTGAATTTAAAGCCGCATCTCGGACATTCGTGTGCGAATTCCTCATCTCCAAACTCCCCCTCGTCATACTCCTTATTGCTTCCCGTATCGTCCGGATCCTCCCGAACTGCGAACAGGTCTGTCACCTCATCCTCGCGGAAGCCGGTCAGGGATACGTCAAAGTCCTCTCCCTGCAGGCTTTCAATCTCGATCCTCAGAAGTTCCTCGTCCCATCCGGCATCCATAGCCATACGGTTGTCCGCCAGGATATACGCTTTCTTCTGGGCTTCGCTCAGATGGTCTGCCAGCACACAGGGAACTTTTTCCATCCCTTCCTCCTGTGCGGCCAGCACACGCCCATGCCCTGCGATAATTCCGCAGTCCCCATCAATGATTACCGGATTAAGGAACCCGAATTCCCGGATCGATGCCCGCAGCTTCGCGATCTGCGCCGGGGAATGGGTCCTTGCGTTGTTGATATACGGCACCAGCTTCGCGGTCTCTACCATCCGCATTTTATGTTCCATCTCACATTCCTCCATTTCTTGCCCGGAGCAGCCGCTCCATCACATCATCCTGGGGCGTAGACCCCTGCCACTCCACCGAACAGTTTTCCTTCACCACCTGGTAGATCTGATACCAGATCTGGTTGACCTGTTTCATATACTGCTGGGACATGGAAACATACGGGGAAGCGATGGCGTTCCCTGTGGTGGGATGTTTGGCAAGGAAGCCATACTCCGAAATACATTCCTCGCACTGGATCCACCGGGATACGGACACCGCATACTGCTCCACCAGCTGGATATTGACCAGCCGGTCACATCCCCGCTCCCTCAGCCATTTCCAAGTCTCTTCATACACCTCTGCTGCGCAGAAACTTTTTCCGCTTTTCTGTTTCGCTTTCAGGTAATCCTTCACCGGCGGCATTTCTTCCCCAGACATCTCCGAAGGCTCCGGCAGATCCAGGACCATTGCCGTGCCGCCGTCGCTGATCCGGTCGGTCAGCGCTTTCTTTTTCCTTCCGGCGCCGACTCTTGCGCCGCCCCGGCCGGTACCATCCCTGGCCATGACCTTCACCTCTTTCCTTTCCGGGGGCAATACCCCCTTTGATTTCCATTTTTTGTACGCGACACCCCCGCACCGTTCCCCGGAAGAAAGGGTACAGAGATTTTGACCGCCCCTCCTCGGCTGAAATTTCACCGGTTATGCCAGCGGTCTCCGTTCTCCGCATGGATCTTCGCATGGCAGGACCGGCACAGGGCGATCAGGTTGCTCCGCTCATGGGTGCCGCCCTGAGACAGCGGCAGCTTATGGTGGATCTCCTCGGTCTTCACATACCGCCCTTCCTTCAGGCACTGCTCACACAGCGGATGCTCCGACGCGTACTTATCGCGGATCCGTTTCCATGCCCGTCCATATCTGCGGCGTACAGCAGGATCCCTGCCGTACTTCTCGTAGCAGCGGTTCTCTTCTTTCTGGTGTTCCTCACAAAACCTTCCCTCCGTCAGGTTCGGGCATCCCGGCCAGGAACATGGCCGTTTCGGTTTTCTCGGCAATACTCCCACCTCCTTCGGGCATAAAGAAAGCCCTGGGGAATCGCTTCCTCAAGGCTCTCTCATTTTATTTTCCGCATCTTAACAATATCACAAAGGCATACTGTAATGTACTTGATTTTACTGTATTGTTTCAGGAATTTTGATTTCCGCAAGGGCTTTCCTGTGAAGCCGGAATACATTATCAATGCCATAGCCAAGCTCAATCGCGATTTCTTCCCATCTCATATAGGACAGATACCGCAGTTCCAATACCACCTGTAGTTCCGAATTGTCCACAGCTTTTATTCTGCGGACAATTCCCTTCTTCAATTCCACAAGCCGAAGCATATCCTGGTTGATTTCTGATTCCAGGTCTATGATCCTGCAGACGGTATCTTCCATTCTGGAACCATCCCTGTTCGGACTCTTCGGCATATCTGAATAAGCCGCTGTAACCTTGGCCGCCAGATTATGAAGTTCCTCAATCTGATTCAGCTTGCTTTCGATCCGCTGGTTCAGCCCGAATGCCTGGGATAAATACTTCTTTGCTTCCTGCTGCTTTCTGTTCATAAGCCACCTCCGATTGAAATCTGTAAATAGTTCCCCTCGGATTGCCTCCCTTGATTGACTATGATGATCTTATCTCCGCCTGAAGTCTGCGGATCAAACATTCTCCATCCACGGAAGTCAGTGACTGATACCAGCCGGAACGGAAAAAGCGCTCAATCCGCAAAGCTTCATTTATGACATCCTTGTTTTTAGGGTGCGCTTTTATTTTCTTCAGCGCTGCTCTGTAATCCTCTGCCGCCTGCACAATGATCGCGTTCGCAAGATTCTCATAAGCATTCCCTGTCTGCTTATTGACTGCTGCCACCTGCCATCACCTCCGCTCTCACAGCATCGATCAATGCACTCTGTGTATGGTCTTTTGTTTCCAGCGCATGCATGATCTGCTCATCAATCGTCTTCGCCGCAAGGATGTGGATCACGGACACCGTCTCCTTCTGTCCCTGCCGCCAAAGCCTCGCCACCGTCTGCTGGTACAGTTCCAGGCTCCATGTAAGCCCGAACCACACCAGGATATTCCCGCCGCTCTGAAGGTTCAGGCCGTGTCCGGCGGATGCCGGATGGATCAGCCCCACAGGGACTTCCCCCTCATTCCACTGCCGGATATTCCGCTCTTTATCCAGTCTGGCGCAGCCGATCTTAAGTCCGGAAAGCCTTTCCTGTATCCGTTCCAGGTCATGCTGGTACCAATAGGCCGCAAGGACCGGCTTTCCGTTCGCCGCCTCAATGATATCCTCCAGGGCATCCAGCTTTCGGTCATGGATCGTTTCATAAGTGCCATCATCAGAATATACCGCTCCGTTTGCCATCTGGGACAGCTTCCCGGACAGCGCTGCTGCGTTCGCGGCTGTCACTTCCCCGTCCGGCAGCTTTAAAAGAAGATCCCGCTTCATCCGCTCATATTTTACAAGTTCCGGTTCATCCAGACGTACCATATATCTGGAATTCACCAGTTCCGGCATCTTCAGGTGGTCAGCTGATTTCATGGAGATCGTGATATCAGAAATCCTGTCATAGATCGCTTCTTCCGCTCCCGGAAGGAGTTTATAGCTGTATACGACATGCCCATTCGTCTTATCCGGCACGAAATACCGGTTCCGGTACTGTCCGATAAACCTTCCCAGTCTCTGCCCCATATCCAAAAGCTTATATTCCGCAAACAGGTCCATCAGGCCGTTGGAAGAAGGCGTTCCGGTCAAGCCCACGATCCGTTTCACTTTCGGCCGCACCTTCATCAATGCCTTAAAGCGTTTTGCCTGCCAGTTCTTAAAAGATGACAATTCATCCACAACTACCATGTCATAATCAAACGGCAGGCCGCTCTTTTCCACCAGCCACTGGACGTTCTCACGGTTGATCAGGTAAATATCCGCCTTTGCTTCCAATGCCGTCATCCGCTCAGTCTCTGTTCCCACCGCCACGCTGTATCGAAAATCCGATGTATGGTCCCACTTTTTAATCTCATCCGGCCAGCTCATGGTTACGACTCTGATCGGGCCGATAATAAGCACTTTATGGATCTCAAAGCTGTCAAACATCAGATCACAGATCGCTGTCAGCGTAATGGAAGTCTTTCCAAGCCCGCATTCCAAAAATACCGCCGCCGCGTCATGCTCTTTGATATATTCCGATGCGTAAACCTGGTAATCATGCGGTTCGTATTTCATCAATGATCCCTCCAATCTGCCCCGGGTCATCCAGCACATACACCCGGTACCCCAAAGACCGCAGCAGCTCATGTCTTGACTCCTGCAATAGCCTTGCTTTCTTCCCCGGAGCCTTTACTTCCACAAAGCCCATCCTCCCGCCCGGTAAAAGAACGATCCGATCCGGCAGGCCATCAAATCCAGGCGCTGTCCACTTGGGACAGATCCCGCCTGCCGCCTTCACCGCTTTTACCAGTTTCTGCTCCACTGTTTTCTCTCTCATACAGCCTCCTATTTCCAGAACAGCAGAACCCAAAATCCCTTACGCGCGTATATATACGCGCTGTACGCACCTTATTTCTATAAAAAACACCATTTATTTGTGCTATAAAGAAATAGATGTTCTCCCGTTCTTTTTCACCTCAAAACCGCCCGTAAAATCAGGCTTTTTCCAGGAACAGCCGTTAGGAACAGAACAAGCATCGGTTCCGTTCCCATCCGCTGTTCCATTGTCTTACCCGTTCCGTCTGTATATCCTCTGCTTGCCGTAGATTGGCAGGACTCTTGCCTTCCCGGTCCTGCTCCACCCGTCCATTCTCTCCATGATGGCCGCAATGGAATAGCTGTCCGATGGCTTCATATCCTCTTTCGGCTTTCCGAAGCATTCGCACCAGATTTCCATGTTGGAAACCTCCATCCGGCGGACGCTGCCGTCCAGCCGCATCGGGTCATCCGCGTCCCGGACATAATCACGCCGCTTATAGACATCCATCGAATCCCAGTTATCGGGCAGGAGCATATCCAGGTATTCCTGCACCAGCCCTTCCCGGTCATCCCGTTCCATCGCCGCCCGCTGCTCTTCTTTGGCATAGTCTTCCAGTTCCGGTGAAAGATACAGCTTCTCCCCGGCTTTGGCATATACCATGACCTCCGCCCAAATCTGCTTCACCGTATCCTCATCCATATCCCAGGGCTTGTACTTCCCGTTTCCCGGCACCTTCACATTCCAGTACCTTCTGTTCCCGGTAATGTCCCTGAGATACCCGCTCTGGCTGTTGGTGGTGCCAAAAAATACGCACTGTCTCGGATGGGGCGTTACCCTTCTTCCGAAGCTTGCCCGGTACTTGTCATCCTGCCTGGAAATAAAGGCTTTCACCTTATCCAGGTCCGCTTTCCGCATCCCGGCAAGCTCCCCGATCTCCATGATCCAGTACCCCTGCAGCTTCTCCGCCGCCGTCTTGTCATTCATATCCGACAGGTTCAGGCTGTCCGAGTACCATTCGCCGCCCAGCTTCGCGATCAGCGTACTCTTCCCGATCCCCTGATCCCCGTTCAGAACAATCATGCTGTCAAACTTGATTCCCGGATGGTACACCCGGCAGTAAGCCGCACAGCTCCTTCCTTGTAACTGCCCGAACATATGGAGTGTCCTCCGCCCCAAGATAATCGATCAGCAGCGTATCCGCCCGCTCTACCCCGTCCCAAGCAGGAAGCGTCTCAAAGAACTCCCGGATCGGATGGTAGGACCGGTCATCCACAGCCTTCGTAACGGCGATATCATAATTCCTGGCAGAAAATGTCCCGTATGCCGCGTCCACATAGCAGATCAGCTGGGCGTCATCCGCGTCACGCCAGAACTTGGCCGGATGCGGCCAGGGAACGTTTCCCCGGATCTCCATACCGTCCGCCAGCTGGTTGAACACAATCCCCTTCAGGTTCTCATCATTCTCCAGGATCAGCATAAGGTTATGCAGGTTATTCTTAAGTTCCATACTCTTCTTTTCATACTGAAGCTGCTTCTTCCACGCGTCCGGATCCGCTTCATCAAAATCCTCCGCTGCCGCCTGCCGCTTTTCCTCAAAGATACGGAGTTTCACCCGCTCATCCGCCACGGCGAATTCGGCCATTGCATTATAGGACTTTTTCGGGTCATCATCCGGGAACTTATGCACCCTCACCGCGTCAAAAGCGTTCAGCAGCTGCCCGCAGGCCGGATCCGTCGCGTGGAAGCTGTAGGCAAACTTCTCATCAATGATGATGACGCCGGCGGAACTGTCTGCGGGGATATAGTCATATCTCCCTTCCATTGCCGACGGCGCGTAAACATCCGGCAGGAACTTTTCAATCGCTTCCCGGATCGGATAAGCACGGCAGAAAGCCCCCACCACGCCGGTCTTTGCCAGCGGGTCCGCCTGCTGTTTCGCAGACTTCTCCACCGCTTCCGATTCCCTGGACGATACCGGCCAGGTGGAAACGTCCCGCCAGTCATCATAAAGCCCCAGGTAAGCATCCGGATCCAGGAGATCGCCGTCCATGACCCGGAACACATACTCCCCGTTTGAGGAAGTAGACGGCCAGTACATAAGCCGGTGCGGCTGGTATGTGGTATCATCAAACAGATTCATTCCGATCTCCTGCGCCACCTTGCGGGCAAGGGCCGGATATTCCTCCTCGGACACATCCCGTTTCAGCGGGAAGATCAGCCGCAGCCGCGGCGCCTCCGGCGTATGCTTGTGCGTAGAGTAGACACACATCTCATGGGAATTGAACAGGGAAAGCTCATCCAGGATATCCGGCGTGCCATGGTCCATATCCAGCGTCAGCATAGACCGGCACAGAACCGTCCCAGTCTTTCTCCTGCCGCCCCGCAGATGCCCGCCCACAAAGCCGCCCACATCCTTGACAGCGTCCTGCTGCGGCTTTGTCATCTTCCTGTATTCCTCCACTGTTTCCGTGGTGGTCTGCGTGGTGCTGACCCTTTTGCAGAAGTCATCCCAGGAGATCTCATTATTCTTCCATCTCTTCTCCATACGGGAATTTCCATACGCGATCTTCATCCTGCCATCCCCTCCTTCTCCCGCAGGTCATCGGTAAAATACCGGATCTTCTTGCGCAGTTTCCTGGCCTTTTCAATCTCAGCGGCCATGCCTTCGGAGACTGTATCCCCGAACACCCAGACCTCTTCGCATTTTCCCATAAAGACAATGCCCATCTTAAGCCCCAGCCACCGTTCTGTTTCCTCATCCAGGTACTGCGGGCAGAGAAGGTGCGGGGCAATCGGGATGCAGTGTCTCTCCACTGCGAACCTGGAAAATGCCCTTGCCCGGAACGTATTCTTCTCCACATCTCCCGCGTAAGGAGAACAGATATAGACCAAAGGGCGGTACGCGGCTGCCGCCCTGGCCGCGCGCTCTTCCGCCTCGATCCTGGTCAGCGCCTCATATACCACGGGATCATAATATCCCTCGCTGTTATACTTGCTGACTCCCATGCTCAGTTCCCCCTTTCAATCAGCGGAAGGATTCCGTCCGCTTTCAGCAGGTCATAGATGAAAAGCCTTCCTTTCTGCGTCCAGTACGTATGCACCTTCGTATGCGTTGTCCCGTCATGCGCCGGATAAGCGTGTGTCTTCGTGCTGGTGTAGCCGCACCCGGCATATTTCTGGTACAAAAGCCAGATCTTTCCGCCCTGCTTATACTGCACGCCTTTCTCATGCAGGTACTGGTTCATCCGCTTCGCGCTCCATCCATAATCTTTCGCGAATTCCGATACCGCCATCAGGCTGGGGCTGTTCAGGACCACATCATAATAGCTTGCCTTCGGCCTCATCTCCGCAAGCTGCTGCTTCTGCACGGCGGCCTCCTGTTCCAGCGCCATCCTCTTAAGCCGCTCGGCCTTAAACGCCTGCAGCGCTTCGATCAGGGCATCCGTGTTGTTCACAATGTCATCCATCGCAAATACTCCGTGCTTTCGGATCGCCGGAAGGACTTTCGATGTCACCCACCTCTTGAAGCGTTTCGCTGAAGGAAGCTTACTGGACAGGATCAGGCTGTAAAGGCCGGATTCGTTGATAAACACCGGCGTCTGCTCCCTTCCGATGGAGTCGCGGATCGCTACCCCATCCATTCTGTCCTCTTCATCCACATGCTTCGCCAGAGCGTCCCTGGTATTGGCGTAACCAAGGATCTCCGCCACATCCTTCCCGACAAAAAACGGCTCGCCATTGACTGTGATACTGCGGACCGAGCCGAACTCCGCGTTGCTGAATACCTGTAACTCACTCATGAATTACCCTCCTTAGTAAGAATTATTGAGTTTGTTTTCTCAAGTCACAGGCAATAAAAAAGAGAGGATTTTTACCCTCTCTCAAAAAAAAAGAATCCGTTTAGCTATCTGCCAAACGGACTTTATACTTTTTAATCGATCTAATTATGTATGTTTTAAGCGGGATCTACATACGCATGTACTATTATCCCCATGATCATCGTCATACCAAAGCACATTAAAGACTCTGCCTGTCATATACCCATATAATCTATGGCTGCCCGTTACGCGCAATGATATTAATGATTCTGCTTCTATATATTTTGAAGCTAACCTGTCTTGTGCAACCTTATTCAATTCGCTCAAATCCAAGGAGTGATTTTGCTTTTTATCTCGAACCAATATTTCGCTCCATGTTTGACTCTCTAATGATTTTAATCTTGGAAGAATCTCTGTCCAAAATAAACTTCCCATATGATCCTCTGAGAATGCCCACATCTCCTGATCAGAATTTGCAAAAGACCATGCAGGATTTTCTGAATAGTATCGCTCAGGATTTCCACCCTGAGCGATAAACTTCCCTTTCGGAGTTTCTTTTTGCTTTATCTCTTTTTTTCGTTTAGAGCCCGCCATAATACAACGCCATACTTTCTTTCGTAATCACATTACTGCATCCGGCACCTAACGGAACTCCTTTTCTCGCTTTAATCCAAGGATCTTCCATGTGTGTCAGCTGACTGAGCCACTGGGCATCGTGGCTGCCATAGTGCTCTAATACTTTATCGATAGTATCTTTTTGATCTGCAGATAAATCTCCATCCCCACCAGTTTCATCGCTCGCACTTACTGAATACTTACCCTGGGTTTTGAAAAACAAATCAGGACATACCGGCCCATTAGCCCAAGCCTGAAAGTCTTCTTCAAATAAAGGAGAATCATCCCAAACAAGAGACCATGCCTGAGAATAATAGCATAACTTTTGAAGTTTCATAGTTGACATAGATCCAGATTGTTCCAAAATATATTTTGCTGTATCAAAAACATTTGCCATTTTTTCATCCTCCTTTCTCCATCTATAATATAACACCAATTAGAGATTGTGACCAGTCTGCAAATTGTGAATTTTTTATGATGGATATTCATATAAATTTTATTATATGTACAGTCTTAATCCTTTTTATAAAACTGTGTTTCGTAGCCATCGGCTCTTAAAACCAGCCCCTCCGCCCAGAGCGGCGTCCGTCCCATCTGCTCACAGATCGCTTCCAGGGAAGCGTCCTTCTGGCACTCGATGATCAGCTCATCATGCACATGGGCGCAGATCCGACAGTGTGACAGAGTCCGTATGGCATAGCAGAGGATATCCCTGGATATGGCCTGCACAATGTTCTCCACAAACTTCGGGCCGTAACTCTCGATCCGCTCCCACTTCTTCGTCCCGCCCACGCCTTCATAGGTCACGGATTCCCCGCCGAAGCGGTTCTCACCAATCCTCGGCTTCACGTAGGAAAGCCTTCTCCCGGAAGGCAGGGTAATGAACAGCATCCCGTTGCGGCACTCAAAACGGATCCCCCGAAGGACAGACGGTTTCCGCTGCTTCACCGCTTTCTTTACCGCCCGGTCCACGTCCCACCAGAACCGAACGATATTGGGATTTGCGGTTCGCCAGGAATCCACCAGCGGCTGAAGTTCTTCTTCTGTCAGTCCCATCTCAATGGCTCCCATGGATTTCAGTGCGCCGACAGACCCGCCGTATCCCAAAGCAAGTTCCGCGATCTTCCCCTTCTGCCGCAGTTCCGCGTTCCGTCCATGCTTTTCCACAGGCACCCCAAACATCGCCGATGCCGACGCGCAGTAAATATCGCCGTTCTTCACAAATACGTCCATCCTCCACCGCTCCCCGGCAAGCCAGGACAAAACCCTCGCCTCGATGGATGAAAAGTCCGCCACGCAGAACTTGTTTCCTCCCGCAGCGACAAAAGCAGTCCGGATCAATTCCGACAATACATTCGGCACGGAATCATACAGTATGGCCAGGGCTTCATAATCCCCATTTTTGACAAGTCCTCTCGCCTGTTCCAAATCCTCCATATGGTTCTGCGGAAGGTTCTGCAGCTGGATGATCCGCCCGGCCCACCTGCCGCTCCGATTAGCCCCGAGGAACTGAAACATGCCCCTCGCCCTGCCGTCCCTGCAGACAGCGTTCCGCATGGCCTGATACTTCTTTACGGAAGACTTTGCCAGCTGCAGACGGAGCTTCAATGCTTTTACGACTTCTTCATCCATATCTCTATCCGCAATCATCTTTGCCGCGTCCTTCTTTCCCAGCGATTCCGTCTCTATGCCCCGGCTGGACAGCCACTGCTTCATCTGCGCCACACTGTTGGGATTTTCCAGCCCGGTAATCTTCTTCATGGCATCCAACAGCTGATCTTTTGAGATGCCATCCAACCGGATTGCGTTCTCCACCATATCTATATCCAACAGGATCCCCCGGTCATTGATCTCCTGGTCAAGCCAGAACTCTTCCCAGACAAAATCCGGCACCGGGAAATTCCGCAGTCTCTCCTGGATGGATCTTTCCACTTCCACATCCCTCTGGTTATAGGACCTGAAACGCTCCCATTTCTCCCTGTCATGTTCCGGGAGGTTCCTGGTTCTTCCTCCATTAGCCTTCGTTGCTTTGCACGGCACGCAGAAATACCGGATCAGTTCTTTCCCTTCTTTCAGCTTCTGCTCTTCCAGCCCCAGCACCGCTCCGGCGCCGGCAAGGGATAGGGGCAGCCCCATATAGGCGGACCAGACCATGGAACATTTCCATCCCCGCGGATCCAGATAATCGCCAACCGTATCTCCCGGCACACTGTAAGAGGAAAAGAATTCCGGATGGTTCCTTCTCAGCCATTCCGACAGGCAGACACGTTCAAAATTGCTGTTGAACGCCCATTTCGTCACGGTTTCATCGGACAGGGCGGCCAGAACTTCCTCCGGCATCGTCTTCCCGGACGCCAGGTCAACCACCCGGACGTCACCGCCGTCCACCGCATAGCCAAAAAGCAGGATGTCAAAATCCGGATGCTGCACATACTTGTACACGCCGCATTTACCCAGGTCATTCTCAGAATATGTTTCAATATCAATACTGATCGTCTCCATCTTTCCTCCAATCTGAAAGCAGGCGCCGGCCATTTCTGACCGGCACCCGTCTTCCCAAATATGATCATCCTGTTCTTAGGAAAGGAAATCTTCCTCATCCGCTTCCGCGAAATCATCTTCCGCCCTGCTCTTGCCGCCAAGGGGCTCGCCGTCCCGGATCTTCTGCAGGTTGTTCAATCCGCAGGCAATCCCCTTGTTCCCGTTGCTGTTGAAAGCGTAGAAATTGATGCTCGCCCTGCCGTACACCCCGGAATACACCTCGGAACGCTCCAGGATCGGGTTCCTGTCCGCGTCCACGATCCCCGGCGCCGTGCCGCTGTTTGCGTTCACGAAATAAGAATTGGCATAGGCCTCGTCATCCGGCCTTTCCGCGTCGCCGTCACGCAGCGGCGTCTTCAGCGCAGAAAGCGCCGGTACAGATCTGCCATTGCCTTTCAGCTTGCTCTGCCCTTCCTCGTAGGCCGCCTGGATTGCCGCCCGGATTTTTTCCAACGTCTTCGTGTCAGACTTCGGGATGATCAGGGACACGGAATATTTCGGCGCACCTCCATTGATGGACTTCGGCTCCCATGCGTTGACATAGCTCCATCTGGTGTTGACTCCGGTAATTACTTTTGTCGGGTTGTTAAACTTAGTCATACTTCTTTTCCTCCTTCATTTTCACTAAAATCTTCATATGCTGTATTAAGCGCCGGTCTCTTATCGGAATCCGGCACCAGCGCCGGCTTGCCTTGCGGCTTTACGATAAACGGGCCAAGCACTTCCTCGAACTTCTTTTTCCCCATAAGGGCAGTCATGGCGGTAATGCCGAGAAGCTTCTTCTCATAGGGATCATATCCCGCGGATTCCGCCGCTGAAATAACCGCGGCCTCATCACTGTATTTCCGGTTCGACCTGCCTTCCACGACTTTGAAGCCTTCATAATGCGTTCCGGACAGGGCCTGCTGCAGGGCGTATTCCTTGATATCTGCCGCCCAGGATACCAGTTCATCAATCTTCGGAAGGATCGCTGCGATCTCAGTCTCTTCCAAAACGGCAGGCATCTCAAAGTCATACCGTGCAAGTTCCAGGTTATATTCCGCTCTCTTGCGGCACGTTGCTTTCACTTTGCAGAACCGGCAGTGTTCCCCTGCCTTGAACTCTCCTTTGCCCTCATAGGCCAGGGCCGCCGTTGGCTTTAAGACTTCCTCCGCCCAGGCGAGCAGTTCTTCTTTTGTCATAGCGCAGGTACTGACATTCTCACGCCGGGGCTGGAAGATGGTCATACGGACCTCTTGGATGTCATACAGGCCGTCAAACAATTCCAGGGCGCCCAGCGCATAGCACATCATCTGCGGGTTCTTCTCCGCAGATACGAGTACGCCCACCCCATGTTTATAGTCGATGACCTGCAGCATCTCATCCGCCACGATCACGCAGTCGCCGGTACCGAAACCGTTCTCCACCCATCGGGAAAAATCCAGCCTCTGCTCGATCAGCACCTGCGGATCCGGGCAGCGCTTCTTTGCCGCCTCGATCTGTTCGTTGACATAAGAACAATAGCTTTCCGCGCAGTCCCGCATCTCCTGGTCGTAATAAGTAAGGTTTTCGGTCGGATCCGTCACATCCTTCCCCAGTGACTTTTCCACCAGATAAGCGCAGAGTTCATGGCAGTCGGTACCCTGCTGCGCGTAAGGGCTGGATCTGTCTTCCTGCTCCGCGCACAGTTTTGCCGAAGGCGGGCATTCCAGCCATCTGTGGCTGGATGACGCCGATAAAAACGCATGCTTTCCCATTATCCCAGCACCTCCGCTTCCGCCATTACCGCCGCGTATTCCTCTTTATCCAGCGCCGACAGCTTGTCCGCCCCGTGCGCTTCAAGGATCTTCCTGATCTCCGCGGTATGCCCGGCCCTGGACTTCTCCGCCAGGAATGCCCTTACCTCAGTAAAGGTATATTCCTTTGCCGGATCTGCCGGAGCTTCTGTCTTCTTTTCCCCTGTCTCAGAAAAAATCCCTGTCAGTTCATCGGCAATGTTCACCAGGCTCTCCCCGCACTTCTTCAATTCCTGAAGCAGCAGGTTCAGTTCACCCATCTTTGACATGTTTTTGCACCTCCTTCCTCAACTTCACGGATGTCTACGGATTCCACCGTCTGCCCCGGTGACAAGAGATACACCTGCGTAAACTCCCCAAACAGGAACTTAAGCAGTCTTGCCGGGAGTTTCACATCCGCGCCCTTCAGCACGTTCTCCTTACGCCCGCTGGAATCCGAGACGTTAATGACAATCTTATGTTTGACCGCCATTTTTTCTTCACCTCTCTTTCTGCAGGAAGCTGTCTTCCTTACATGTCACAGGCAAGAAAAAGGGGAGAGATTTTACCCTCTCCCGAAAAAACCTTTAAAAATATTTCTTAATGCATTCGATCGCCTTATCATAATGGACCTTTGCCACCTTGACGCTTACTCCCATGATCTTCGCCGCCTCTGTCCTGGAGTATCCTTCCAGGCCGATCAGCCGGTAAGCCTGTCTCTGCCGGTCCGTCATCTTTTCAGCGGCGATCTCGCGAAGCTTCAGCACCTCATCCGGCACATCCTCATCAAAGGGGTCATAACTGACCCCGGCAAGCACGCTGCTCTTGTCCAGCTCCCCGTCATCCGTGTCTCCGGCTATGTAATCCAGGGAAAGATTCCAGTTCATATCAAACTTCTCTCCCGGATGCGCTTCTTCCCATTCTTTTTTCGCAGTTTTCTGTTCCGCCGTCAATTTCGGATGCCCGTTCTTGATGTTGTTGGTGACTTCATTATCATCCATCCGGTGCAGATCCTGGATCCACACCTCGGTCACGCCCATCTCGCCCGGCCGGACTGTCGTATAAACCGTCCGGTAACCGCCGCGCCCGTCCTCAACACTCACTGGATAACGGTACACATTTCTCTGGTTCTGTCTCGTCTTTCTTACTCTCATGATTGCCTCCTTAGCTGGCCGGGAGGCAGTGAGAGCAGGGTACCCGGTACGGACTTCTGACCAAAGTACCCAAAGCCAACAAAATGCGCAGGAAAACAAGGGTACTTACACCCGTGTTCCATCAGCTGTCTTTCTCAAAGCTGATTTCCACGGTATGTCGTATCCTGCCTCACTGCGCACATGCGGCCGATATGAATTTTTATCTGAGCATCTTTGGGATACTCATCAGGACCGGCATCCAAAGATGCAGGTTCTGGTCAATACCCAAAGTGTCTTTCTCCTTTTAGCCGGATCTTTTATCCTCTCCTTTCCCAAACGCCTTCGGTGAAGCCTTTTCCGGCCCGTCTATTTACTTATTCTCTTTTTAAAGATGAAATTGTCCCGTTTTTTGTAAACCGCACAAAAAAAGAGCCTGACAAAATACAGATGATTTTCACATCTATACTTCGTCAGGCCCTGGTCGTTATGATCTCTCATACGCCGATTCGCTCAGTACGAACCTTTTTCTTGTGGAAGCTGACCGCAATGACCGATTTGCAGATGGGACATTTAATTTTGATGATGCCCTCTACTGTCTCCGGATCCGCGTCAAACAACCTTTTATTTTTACAACATGGACAAGCCACATGCACTTCCTGCATATCTTTTCGCCTCCCGCAAGAGGCCAGCCAAAAGGGAATGTCAAACTGACCGTTGGTGATTGTTTTATTTTCCTCTGCACTGTTTGCCGTGACTTAAATCCTATGGCAGCGATAAATATAGTATATCGAACGTGTGTTCTGTTGTCAATAATTTTCGCGCTCCCAAGAAAATCCTGGCGAAGTTTTATTCGGTTGAATTTACGTCAGAACCTTTATCTCCAAATCAGCGGATCTAAGACAGTGAAATACAATTATTCAGCACAGAGTATTCACCAAAATACACTGAACTGCAGTATTATAAATTTTTATTCTGTAATTCTTAAATCTAAATTTATAATCACAGATTTCAATAGTGTATTTACAGTAGTCAAATCTCTAAGCCTATGTTAGAATGAATATGTATAGCCGCACCACTGAACAGGTCCTAAAATACAGGTTCCAACCTTTTGACAATTACATCTTACTAAAAAGGACGGACAAATGCGGTTATGCACGGATACACTTAAACAACCCAGGACAAAGTTTGGCAAAGAGGGATAAAGCAATGGATTTCAAAGAGTTTATTCATAGATTGGCCTCTGTCATCAGCGCCGGCGGAAACACAGCAGAATTTACACGCTCAATATTTGAAGCAATCCTTTCCGATGACGGGCAAGTTATTTTAGATGAGTATCAGCCCAGCACCTATAAATCTTTTTATAATGGTCAGGCAAAGATATCGCGGCTTGCCAAGAAAATAAATACATACATTGAGCCTATGGCTTTTTCAGAATATATTCATCAATTTCCAGACGGCGCTGTTGAAAACCTTTGCCGGCAGTTTTCTGATGTTCTTCCGCATATAAGTCTGCATAATGCAGGTGATATGCTCGCCGACTTATTTAATTCAATCATTATTGAAGCGGCGGGTGCTTCTAAAAAAGGAACTATTCCGCCCATTATTATTGAACCTAAAGGCATTGCTCCTGATCTTGCTGCTGTTAAAGACGGAGTATTGTATTTTGGCGGCTTGCCCCAGGAAACCGGCGATGTACCTCATCCTTTTCAAACTTATCTCAATACTGCGTCCACCTATTATTCAACAAAGAAAACTTTGCTTTACGCTGAGAAGCCCCACCCATTTTATGATCTCTTTATCTGCAGCAACATCAAGTATAAGAAATTCAAGGCGTCAGGGCTTAGAGATTTCAAGTCCGAAAAGATTATTGAGAATGCTACTATAGAAAAACTGGAAAAAGAGTCAAATTATATTATTATTGAAGGAACCGGCGGCATCGGAAAATCCATGATGCTTACCCATCTTTTCCTCTCATCGTCTCAGTCGATAGATGCGAAGGGCCATGTTCCCCTGCTTCTTTCTCTCAAAAACTACAAAGATGACACAAATGGAATCGTGGACTTTATCTGGAAATCAGCCAAGGATTTTGATTCGAACATCTCTCAAGCAGATGTTATAAACAGCCTGCTGAATAAAGAACTTGTTCTTTTGATGGACGGACTTGATGAGATTCAGTCATTAGTCAGAGAATCTTTTGATACGGACTTGGAAGCCTTTATAAAATCATATCCGGGCAACATGATTGTGATTACATCCAGGCCAGTTTATAATTTCATAGCGTATTCTAAGTTTTCAATATTTAATATCGAACCTTTGACAAAACCTCAATCCTTAGCACTTATTGAAAAACTGGAGTTCTGGGATACCGCGGCTAAAAATAGTTTCATGGAGGCTTTGGATCAGAAATTATATAACTCTCATTATCAGTTTGCCAGCAACCCGCTACTGCTCACAATCATGCTGATGACCTATTCTTCATTCGGAGAGGTTCCTGCCAAAATGCACGTGTTTTACTCCAAAGCATATGAGACAATGGCAAGACTGCATGATGCTACAAAAGGATCATTCAAACGTCCCCTTCACACAAAGCTTACCCCGGAGGAATTTTCTAAGTATTTTGCAGAATTTTGTGCCAGAACCTATAAAGATGAAGAATTGGAATTTACTGATATCAGCTTTAATTCTTATATGCAGAAGGTACTCAAAGATACATACGCAGAAAAATGCGGTGCAGCACCTTATGACTTTCTTCGCGATCTTACTGACAACCTGTGCATCATGTACCGGGAAGGAGAAAAATATTATTTTATACACCGTTCCTTCCAAGAATATTTTGCCGCAGTTCATTTTGCCTCGGGATACGATTCAAAGCTTATCCGGGTAGGCAACTTCTTTGAAAAAATGCAGGATCGTTCCTATACTGACAGAACCTTTGATATGCTCTGCGACATGATACCGGAAAAAGTAGAAAGATACATTTTTCTTCCTCATTTACGTGCTTTATTAGAAAAATGTTCAGCATCAGGCACAGACGAAGAATATTGGACTTTTCTTGAAGATCAGTATCCTGTTCTATATTATCAGGAAGGAGAAACCGGTGACACCTATTTCAATGAAGCGCAGTCTTTTATTTACAGGAAAATATTAGAATTTAAGCATCTTGGAGGACTTGTTGATTTGGATTTTCTCGACTGGCCTTCACTGATTTATGATCTTCCGACAAAAGAATCCGTACGAGTTTATGAATATTTTTTGGATGAAGATGTTTATGAAAGATTTCAAAATCAAGAAGAAATCGCAGAAAGTCTGATGGATGATACAACAGTTGCTTTTGAAGAGGATGTTCCTTATCAATATAATTACCTCTTCGGCAAGCCGGAGCAAACCGGCATTACTATCGAAATAGAAATATACCAGCTGACGCATAATCCTGGTAAATATAAAATTCTTCGTGACTTTATGGAAGATTCGGGTTTCCCATTAGCAGAAGAATATCAGAACATCAAAAGATACTATGATGAACTGCGTGCTTCAATTCAAAAAGAAGACGAATCTGACGATTTATTCGATGATTAGAAAGGACAAAATCTATGAAAATCAGCTATAATAAACTCTGGAAACTGCTAATCGATAAAGGAATGAACAAACACGATCTTAAAGTTGCATCCGGCGTAAGCTCAGCGTCCATTGCCAAGTTGGGCAAATGCGAAAACATTACTACCGATGTACTGCTGAAAATATGTGAATCGCTGAACGTTCATCTTGAAGATATCCTGGAAACCATTGACGAGGAGGAAAAATAATGAAGCTGCTTTATTCAAATATACTTCCTTTGGGAACAGCGGATGATCAGCAGACAATTATAGACTGCTTTCAGGAACAGCTGGCCAAGGCAGATTATGTGGAAATAGCTGTCGGCTATGTTTCCCGTGCTTCTCTGGAAGAGTTGGATAATTTAATTTCTGATTACAGCATAAAACAGATATGCCTGAATATCGGAATGTACTATATCGAAGGCATGCCCGAAAGTTCCTATCACACTGCTGTAAAAATCAACAAAAAATGGCGCGCGTCCAGAACGGGTGAAATAAGAATTGTCCGTTCTTTCAAGTATCACGGAAAGCTCTATTGTTTTTATAAGGATGGAGTCCCTTTTTCTGCAATCATAGGATCCGCAAACCTCGGAGTTATAAAACTGGAAGCCTCAAACAGAAGACAGTATGAAATCTCTTCTCTTACAATTGATCCATCGGAATGCAAAGAGATATCGGATTTTATACAGAAACTGAAAGCTCCGGCATGTTCAGCCAATATTGAAGATATATCCGATATGCCGCTGATATTTGAAAAGAACACTGCTCTCTCAGGCATCGAGCTCGTTGCAGAAGTACCTCCTTCAAATGTTGAATTTTATAAAAGATGTTCAGCATACGCATCTTTTCTTCTTCCGCTTAAAGTACCTGCTTATGCTGAGAGACACATGGATGACGGCAAACATTTTACCAAATCAAATGTAAATGTATGCTATGCCGCTCCAAGAAACAAACGAAAATCCCGTGATTGGTATGAAACACAGCTGACTGTTGCAAAAGAAATTACCAAAATTGATGGCTATCCAGAAAAGAATAAACCATTTTTCATCATCACAGATGACGGATATTGGTTTAAGGCTCACACCACAAGCGACGGCAACAAACAATTCAGTGCTGTGGGCGATGAGCTGATCATGGGACGTTGGCTTAAAGGCCGCCTTGCCGCTGCAGGTCTTGTTGTTCCAGTAAATGATACCCAGCTGGATACGGACCGAACAGGAATGATCACCAAAGAAATCCTTCAGGAATATGGCTGTGAAAATCTATACCTCAAGAAAACCGGGCAAACAGCCCTTGATGAAGACGGAACAGCTTTAGATGTATGGATGCTCTCTTTCAGGCCTGAAAATAAGGAAGGAGACGAAGAATAATGTCGTATCTCAAAAATTATCTGAATAAAATTGTAGAACGCGGAAATACCGGGCTTGCTGAATCGATTTCGGCAACTGCAGAAGATGTCGGGAATAACTATCTTAAAAAATTCTCATTTATGAGCCATGAAATAGGACTGCTGTTCGGCAACGTACAGTCAGGCAAGACTGGTCAGATGTTCGGAATAATGTGCAAAGCAACTGACCTTGGTTTTCCTGTCTTTGTCCTGCTGACCACCGATAACGTCGTCCTCCAGCAGCAGACCTTGGACCGTGTTAAATCGGATCTGGACGGGTACTGTATCTGCGGCGAAAACGATGCCAGACTTTTTGCTGAGAATAATTTGATGCTCCCGACGATTGTTGTCTTAAAAAAGAACGCAAGAATTCTGAAACTATGGGCCAATATATTCAATTCCACTGGATTCATGCGCGGCAATCCGCTTTTTATCGTTGATGATGAGGCTGATGCGGCTTCTCTTAATACACTTGTCAATAAAAACAGACAATCCTCAATCAACAAATATCTTGGATCTATACGAGACGGCGCCTCAAGCAGTTTATATCTTCAGGTAACCGGAACGCCCCAAGCTATACTTCTTCAAACGGTAGGATCCGGATGGCATCCTCTTTTTACGCATTATTTCAAACCAGGCAAGGGATATCTCGGCGGGGACTTTTTCTTTCCTAAAAGCCGAAAAGCTGAATGCGTAACATACTTGGACACACTGGATCACGCCGAGCGCAATGTAGTTATACGCCATCTTCTTGTTTCAGCGCAGATTTTAGCGTCCGGCGGCCCTGTTTCTAATTGCCTGATACATCCCAGTGTTCGGCAGGCTGCACATCAAAGATTTGCGGACAGCATCATTTCTGAACTTAACTGGTGCAAAGATAACCTCAACGGTGAATTTTCAGATAAACTCAAGAAACAGTATGCCCTGCTTTCTCCGTCAAAAACAGAAAAGCTTCCATTCAAGCAGTTATTTGAATATATAGCAAATCATCTTCTTAATGACGAATCAAAAGTAATCGTGATGAATGGAAAATCAGATGTTGACAGTGATGAATATTCTTTCGGATGCAATTTTGTCATAGGAGGAAACACGCTTGGAAGAGGCGTTACCTTCCCAAGCCTGCAGACCATTTACTATACCCGTACCAGCAAAAAACCGCAGGCTGATACTATGTGGCAGCACAGCCGAATGTTTGGGTACGATCGTGATCCCGGAATGATGATGATTTATATTGACGAGCGCTTATATAAACTTTTTGCCGATATTAATGCCACCAACAATTCCATTATTTCACAGGTCGAACAAGGTTTGGATGATGTCAAAGTATACTATCCAGACGGATTAAACCCGACCCGGAAAAATGTCCTCGACACTGATCATGTGACTGCTATATCGGGCGGAACAAACTATTATCCGTTCCACCCAGACAATGACACCATAGATCAGATTTCTGATCTGCTGTCACCTTTTTCGGAAAATGAACCATATTATCAGGTCAGTCTGCGGCTTATGAAGGAAATACTGTCTCACGTTATCACTGATACAGATTTTAAACTTTCCTCATTCCAGGCAATTCTCGATACAATGCTCGCTGAAGCTCCGACTGCACAGGGAATTCTTATTGTGCGCAGAAACAGAGATATAGCCCAAGGCACCGGTGCATTGCTGTCCCCCAATGATTGGCAGCTGGGAGGCTCCTTCCCCCGTAAAGTAGTTTTAACCATGTATCAAGTTACTGGTACAAAAGGATGGGGCGGCAGACAGTTATGGGTTCCCAATATCAAGCTTCCGCAGGGTGCTGTTTATTATGATGTTGTAGAGGACTGATATGGCTGATAATCATACAAAAGAAGCAAGAAGCCGCAACATGTCTCACATTCGAAGCACGAACTCAAAGCCAGAGGAAACAGTAAGAAAAATTCTGTTTTCTCATGGCTTCCGCTATAGAAAAAATGTGAAGACATTACCCGGGAAACCCGACATTGTCCTTCCGAAATATAAGACCGTAATCTTTGTAAACGGATGTTTCTGGCATAAGCACGATTGCCCTCGTTTCGTATGGCCATCCTCTAATACCGGTTATTGGATTCCAAAGATTCAAAGAAATGTCGAACGAGATAAAGCCAATCAAGCTGCGCTTTCAGCCATGGGCTGGAATGTCATCGTTGTATGGGAATGTGAATTAAAGAAAAAAGTTCTTAAAGACACTATGGAACGTGTTGAAAAGGAAATCCTGGGCAACCTACCCCCAAAATATAATGAAAGAGACAAGAGTTCGTCCCACAAGGAAACGACCAGCTGAACCATCTTCAGCTGGTCGCTACATTATTCATTGATACTTGCTTCTACTGACTCATATTCAATGCCTGCAAAACATTTGAGCAAAGCTTCAAATATTATCTTTGCTCCTCGGCAGGGAACAGCCATTCCAATCTGCTTGCGTACACTTTCCTTACTTCCCAAAAACTCAAAGTCATCCGGGAATGTCTGAAGCCTTGCACGCTCTCTATTCGTTAAAGCCCTGGGTTCTTCCCAATGATAAATATGCGTTCCTCCGCCGCCGCTTCCAGTCACTGTATATGACGGCTTATCCGGATCAAGTCTTTTATATATTTGACTTATTTTTGCGCCTTTGATATTAAGTTTCAACTCATCCGGCAAATCAGCCGTAAAAGCATTCTGCCCGGGAAGTATATGCTTAAGCCTTTCAACAACCTGCTTTGACTGTCTTGTCGGCTCATTATTAAATGCATCGGCAGGAATAGGCGGATTCTCTATTGCATTTCTGCATGTATTATCTATTCCAGCATAAGGTGCAGGAGACGGAACTTTAAATTCAATGTCAATATCGTTTCTTATCCCAATAATAATCAAACGATGTCTCGCCTGCGGTATGCCATATTCTTCAAACTTATACAAATGAGGCGTTATCTTATATCCTGCACCTTCCAGTTCTGATAGGATCTTCTTAAGTGCCTTTCCCTCATTAGCACTTCTAAGCCCGCCAACATTTTCAGCCAAAAACCACTGCGGTCTAAACTTTTTCAGTGCTTTTACTCCATATGTGTACAGAGGTCCAAAAGTTCCATCCATGCCCTTCTGCTCGCCCACTACACTGTAATCGTTGCACGGGAACCCAAAGGCAAGTGCATCGATCGGATCAAGCTGATCCATATCAAAGGTTCTGATGTCTCCGTGATAAACAGAATCCGGATCATCAGGACATATATTATGGCGGTAGGTCTCACAAGTGTCTTCATCATAATCATTAGCCCACTCATGTACAATTCCATATTCCGGGTCATTTATGTCTGCGTGTGTGGCTCCCCAGCCAATTCCGCCAGGACCGCAGAACAATTCTCCAAGATGAAAAATCATATCTATCATCCTTTCTTTTTTAAGATGTAGTCGATCTCTGACTGAATATGCTGTTTATCTTCATCATCCAGCAAAGCAACATTTTTAAACCCTGAGTGATACTCTTCAATATCAGACACATCGAACATTCCAGCCATAAGGCACATAGGGATTATGGGTGCTTCATAAAGAACTGCAAGCTTTTTCAGCTCAGATAGCTTCAAATTGCTCCAAGCTCCATTTTCTGCCTTAGATAATCTTGAGTCCGTTATCCCTGTCTGCTGATAAACCTTATACAAGCTCAGCCCCATATCATTGCGAAGCCGTTTCAAATGCTCTCCCAAATTCTGCATAGTACCACCTCTAAATTATTATAAATTTTCCGCTGCGAAATGTCAAGTATATTTTTATTTTTCGCTGCGTTTTCGCAGCAATCAGATTCTTCCATTCATCTGCCACTTATCATGTCCCTTAATCCTCTGCACCGCCTGTCGCAGTGTACCAGCCCTACCATGCTGGTGATACGGATGTGATGCCTTATGCTTATGAAAGATAATACAGCTGCCTTTCCCCGGATACTCCGGGTTGTGGATGTACCAGTAATGCCCCGTATTCCGGGACATTACCGTTACATCATATTCATCCGCCGCAATGACAGCAAAATATTTCCTATCCAGGCTTTTCAATTCTTCTTTACTGAACAATATCCGGCGCCTCCCTTCGGAACCACGCTTCCAGAGCCCTTTCCACAATATCTGCCGCCTCTGCTGTCTCCCGGTCTGCAAAATACTTTTGGTACACTGCTGTCGGCAGCTTAATATTAACCGTCTCCTTTTTCTTGTGTCTGGCCGCCGCTATTTCCCGGATACTCTTCTGCGTAATATTTCCAGACTCCGCCCTGATCGCCGCCGCATTTTTCGGATTCAGCTTCACCTTATCCTCTGACGCCGCGGCCGCCACAGCCTTCTGCTCTTTCTCCGATAAATAAGACAGATCCACAGCTGCCACCAGGGACAATGCGCCATTATCCAGTTCCTCTTTAAATTCAGGGATCAGCTTATCCACCCTCATATATCTTGCGATATTCCTTCCCGTCATGCCGTACTCGTTTCCCAGTTCATCCCGGCTCCTGAACTTGTGGACATCATGTCCACAAGTTCCTTCCTGTCCATTCAGAGCCGCAATCTCCTGAAGGATATCATTGCGCTTGCCTTGACTGCTGATTTTTTCATACCTCACCGTCAGAACAGCCGCTTTTTCTGACGGAAGCAGTTCCGAAAAAGACCGCTGAATCATATTTGTTTCAATCACATAGACAATCGCGTCTTCATCTGAAAGGTTTTCTTTTACAATGGCAGGAATTTTGTCAAGCCCCGCCAGCATCGCCGCCCTCTGCCGGTTATGGCCGGAGAGCATCTCATACCCGTCTTCCTGTTTCCGGACGATCACCGGATTTAAAACTCCATGTTCCCGGATGCTTTGGATCATGTCTTCCAGCCGCTCCCCTTCATACATCCGAAAGGGATGGCCGCGAAACGGGCGGATACTCTCTGCCGGCAGCATCCGGACCGCATTCTCCGGAACCGCCGCGGCTTCTTCCATCCGATCCAGCAAATCGATCGCGTCATTAAAAATTTTTCTCTTTGCCCCATTAGCTTTCAATAGAAATCAACTCCTCCGCAAATTTTCTGTAAGCAATGCCTGCGCTTGCCTTCGGGCTGTACCGTTCCACTGGCATGCTGTAATAAATGCTTTCCCCCACCTTCACGGTATGGGGGATCCTCGTATCAAATATCCGGATCTGCCCCTGGAAACTCTCTGTCACCTGCTCCGTCAATGTCCTGCACAGGTTCGTCCTCGCCTCGCACATGGTCATCAGGATACCCGCGATCTTGAGTTTGGGATTGATCCGGCGCCGGATCTTCGTCACCGTCCGCAGATAGTCCTGCAGTCCCATCATCGCCAAAAGCTGCGGATTCACCGCGATAATGACCTCATCAGCCGCCGCAAGCGCATTGATGGTCAGCATTCCCAGCGAAGGGCAGGTATCAATCAGAATATAATCATATTTCTCCCTGAGTGGATCCAGGATCTCCGACAGGATCTTTTCCGCTCCCATTTCCAGCCGCAGCTTTGCGTCCGCCACAGACAGATAAATAGAAGAAGGAATAAAATCTACGCCGTCCTCTGTCCGGATGCACTTCTTCATGGCCGGAAGTTTTTCATCCTCTATCGCTGCCATCATCAGATGACCGATGGTATTTTCCAGTTCCCCTGTATTTTCAATCCCATAACAGGCCGTCAGATTCGCCTGGCTGTCAAAATCTACAGCCAGCACTTTCTTTCCCTGTTTCCGCAGCGCGTATGCAAGGTTCAGGGTGGAGGTGGTTTTCCCCACCCCGCCTTTCTGTGATCCGATAACGTAAATCTTTCCCAT